TTCATTGCCCGAACGGTCGTAGCGCACAATGTCAATGTCTCGCATATACTCCTCCGGCAGCGCGCCGACACCCGCGTTGACATCGGCCTGAATCCGCACCCAGTCGCGGGCGGACTCGTCAGAGCCGTCAGCGAGCACACCCTTTTCGAGGGTGATATCCTCGAACTTCATGCGACCGGCGACCTTCTGGTCGAATATCGAACCTGCGGGGGCGAAGGCGACCTCCTCGAACTCCGTCTTAGGCTCCTGCCCCTTCTTGAAAAGGGCCACGTCGAACCCGTTCACCTCAATGGCGAACTGCCAGTTCTGATACAGGCTCTGAGGCATTGTTACTTCCATCGTGTGAACCTCCTACATGATCTCTCTGAAGCTCGCGCCGGTCGCGGTCAGAATGAAGTTGAGTTCAACGAACTCGGCGGTCTTCGTTGGCTTCACGAACACCCTGCAGACCATCTCATTCCGGTCGATCACAGCCGGAGGGTTGGATTCCTCATCGCACTGGACACGGAAATCGTAGAACCCACCCTTGCTCTTGATGTTCTGCAGGAATGGCGTGATGAATCGCACCAGCGCACGCCAGGTCTGCGAGTTGTTGGGCTCGAAGACCACGAACCGCGATGACTGCGAGATCGCCTCTTCCACATACATCATCAGGCGGCGCACGTTGATGCGGTCTGTCGCGGACGGCTGGCTCTGCAGAGTCCTCTGTCCCCAGATGTTGATGCCTGTGTCGGGGAACGAGGCGATGACGTTGACGCCTTCAGGGTAGAGGACATCCCGTTCACCACGACTGGTCTTGTAAGCAAGAGACAGGGCGTTGAATATGCGGCCCCGGTCGATGCCAGCAGGTGCATACCAGACTTCGGCCTTGTCATCGCTTCTGGCGATGCAGCCCGCGACAGCCCCTGTTGGCGGAACAAGTTTCCTCTTGCCGTTCAAAGGATCGGATATCTCGATCCACGGGTAGTAGAGCGCCGCAAACGAGGAATTGAAAGCGGCGTGGGAATACGCGCCTCGGCCTTTGCGGAAATCCACAGCTTGAAGTGGGCTAAGAGGCAAAGGCGCTTCAGCGATGAAGAGAATATCCTTGCGATTCTCAGCGTAGGCGATACCTGCCTGGATCACCGCGACGGTTGTCACGCCGGGCACGAGCAGTATGTTGAGATCCTCGATGCTGTCGAAGGCGTAGAGGCCGGTATGGATTCCCGGATCGCCGACATAGCTGGAGTCGTTTATATAGTCTATGCCGTCGTATCCTTCGCTCAGTGTGAAAGCGCCCGCAAGCGGACGCCTGAGGGCCGGGGTGGTCGGCGTCTCGAAATCATAGACTGTGATATACTCGGACCGCTCATTTACGGCCGTCTCGACGTAGGACGGGTGGGTGACGTCCATCGAAAGGTCTCTGAACGACTCCACAACGTCGCCTTTGTAGCGAACTGTGAGGTTAAAGAGGTTGGCGGAGTCTACCGTGCTGTCGGCGATTACGACCGAAAGGTTGTTTCCCCACGTGCCTTCAGAGAGGGCGTAGATGTTAATGGAGTTGCGCGCGTTCTGTCCGCCGGTCAGCGAAGTCGCGGCGAATGGGGCTACTACGCCGTAGTCGATCTGTGTGGCCTGAACCAGCGCGGACGCCGAAGCGTTGTTGGTCACAGCCGTCACTACCTGCAAACACGTGCTGGTCGCGTTGCCTGACGCGTCGGTCGCAAGGTTGACTGTGATGGTCTGTCCGTTCACGCTCACGGAAAGTGGAGTATTGTTGCCGCTCTTCACAGCCGCGATCTGGATGCTGTTTCCGGCAGTTCCCGTGTTCTTCGCACGCCACGTTATGCGGTTTGTCCCAGACGTTCCGGTCGTGAGCGAAGCGGCAATGCCTTCCCGGTCCGTGAGCCCAACCATTGCCTTAGCGGCGAGCAGGCTGTCGGGATCGGTGGGCCAGTCGTAACTCTCAATTCGATTGACATAGAGCACCTGTCCACCGTTGTCGAAGAATGCCCGCGCCGCATATGCCAGATAGCCGTCAGGGATGTAGGAGCCGAACTTGCGGACGAACTGCTCCCAACTCGTGACCAGCGTCGGCTTGTTGATAGGACCTTTCTCCGCGATTCCGATCATCCCGCAGGCGGACGTGGAGATCTGCTTGATGTAGAAACTGAAGTCAGTCTCCCGTGTATAGACTCCGGGCGAAAGATATGATGGCATGATTTACCTCCGTTTCCTGGCTGGCGGCTCGCTCGCGGTTTCCTCTGGCTGCTCCGAGGTCTCGGAGTCCGCATCGGGGCTACTGTCGTCTGACGTGGTCGCGGCAGCATCAGTCACCTGAGAGGACTCATCGACTGCCGGTTCTTCACTTGGCTGCGCAGCGTTCTCGGACAAGCTGCCAGCAGGTTCAGTAACTGCAGGCTGCGCCTCGGTCTGGTCTGGTTGCTCCAACGGTGTCAGAACAACAAACCCGCCCTTTGCCGCAGACCGCATCTCTTCAGAGACCTGAGCGTCCTCGACAAGCTTGCGCTGCCGTGAGCTGAGGTGCAGCCCCCGCTCCTCTCCGGCAAGCTGGAATGTCAACGGTTGAAAAAGTAGATTGCGTATCTCAATCACGGCGTCTCTCCTGTTTGCTCGACTTCTACATTCACACTGGCTGCGAGCTTGCCAACGCTTACTCGTCCGTCATAGATGGGGCAGTCCTCGACCCGGCATCTGCCGGACGCCTGCCGAAGGTTCGAAAGGTTCACTCGCTTCAAACCACCTAGCGGCACAAGCTCCGCAACATTCAGGGAGCCATGCTCCCCGACCGAAAGCGTCGGATGAAGCTGGTAGAACCGGGCGATCTTCTCCATAAGATCGAGCAACTCCGCTTCCTTGCCGGTCGTGACGACGACATCGAAGTCAAGATGATACAGCCTCGGACGCCGACACTGCTGAAAGGTCAGGTCCACCTCGTTGCGCTTCGTGAGCATCGCCGGGGTTCGCCGGTCGCCGTCCTCGGAGAGCGTCGGGCCCTGCAGAACCACGCTTGGCACGCTCGTCACCTCGAACACGTCGGCGGCGCAGACCAGAACCGCGCCCGGGTGTATCTCCGACTTCACGAGCCGAACGAATGACTCCACTACCTCGCGCAGGACGTCCAAGCTACTGAGCCTTTACCGAGTATTCCAGCATCACTGACTCGCCTTCAAGCAGCGTGCGTCCTATCTCGAACGTGAGCCGACCAACCTCAAGCGCAGGCGTTGCGGGCTGGCCGTCTATCTTCGCGCTGCCAGCCACAAAAGCAAAAAGAGCAGGTATGATGACCTTATAGCGGTTGACCTTGACCGGCTGCACGACGGTTATGGTGGCGCTCGCCGTTGTGGTTCTGGCCGTTCCATATTCGTCTTCCCACTCGGCTTCCGCCGTGATCGTGACAGGTTCGCGCGGGGTGAGCACGTTCTTCAGGCTCACCGCCGTTGCAACCGGCACACCGCGCTTGGCCTGCGCGGCTGTCGGGGTGGTCGTGACCTGTAGGGACTCCGCGCCACACAGAGCGGCCGCGGCAAACAGCATGACAAGCACAAGCATCAATCTGATTGTCTTCACAGTCCAGTCTCCTCCCTCACTTCAGGATCGAGTGTAGAGCCTCTCGATAGTTCCCGATGACCTCGTCACGGAATTTCAGCATCGTCGGATGTAGAAACGGTCTGGGCGGAATCACTATCACCGCACCACTCGGATGGTTGATGGTCGCCCCATACTCCATAATCGCGCCGATGTTGGCGACGCTCTCGCCGTCTTTCGAGATGCTGGTTCGCAGCAACCCGACGAACGCGCCATCGGACAGGATCTTCTGCGTGATCGAGTTCACCAGGAACCCGGTGTCGATCAGGGCCTTGCTTGAGCCCTTGCGCTCGATAGTCACCTGCGCGAGCGGGGCGAACTGCTTTCCGCCCGGTGCCTGACTCCTGATTCCGCGTTTTATCTCCCGCACCAGCAGCAGCGCGTTCTTGATAGTCGCCTTTCGGATCGCCAGCGCCAGCCGCTGATTGAAGCCATTGGTGAGAAGCTGCTTGGCTTTCTCCCAGTCACCGAACCGGCTAATCTCCACGCAGCGCCACCAGTTCCAGGACCTTGTGAGTCAGGACTCCGAACAGCGACTGTGGAGCAACGGTCTGCACACGGTAGTCGCACCCCGCGAAACGAACACGGTCCTCCACGCGAACATCAAGCTCAGGCAGAACACTTGCCAGGGCATCCGCTCTTCTCGCAAGGTCCGCCAGCGGGGTCACGGTGAACTCCAGAGCGAATGTGCAGACCTCCGCGAATGCCCCCTCGTCGGAGCCGTAAAGGTTCTCACCCGTCTGTTTCCTCAGCAGCACTGCCGTCTGATCGGAAGCAGTGATGAGTCCCCGCACCTCCGACGCCGTGATCGCTTTCTCCGAGTCAGTGAGTATGGTCATGGTGACCGTGGTGGCGTCCCTGCTCAGATATGACCGGCCTGAGCGCCTTCGGAGTGATGATGTATCCGTCATCCTGCGCGGTTTCCGGACGTATCTCGTGTAACCGCTGCTGGTAGCTCGTCATCAGGTCTGCTTCCATCTTCGCCCAATGCTCCGGCTGGCTGGTCTTATCGACTCGCTTGTCGCCGGAAGAAAACGAGAACGCGTTGGCCGTCGCCGCCCGCATGAACCTGCAAGCCTCGACCCGCGCCCAGAGCAGCAGCATCTCCAGAGTCTCGCCCTGAGGCTCTGGGGCGATCTGCCCACTCGATATGCTCATCTGGACACCCAGGTCCCTGCCGACCGGGAAAGCTGCTTTCAGGATGCAGCGGGTGAGCGCCTCATCCGTGAACCTCTCCGCGCCCGGGTCAGCAAGGTCGGTCCTCAGGAGCGATATCAGATCACTTGTGGCCACGCTTAGCTCCACCTGGGCTCTCGGCGGGCGCGCCAGCGTCCTTGTCTTCCTCGGTCGCGGCAACGCCACTCTCGGGTTCAGCAGCCTGTTCCGTCGAGGCAGGCTGAGCGCTTTCAGTCGTATCCGGCTTCGTCTCCTCAAGCTTCGGCGCGCTCTTCGATACGGACTTGCCAACGCTGTCACTATCGATCCGAGCGAGAAGACCGGCTTCAATCGCAGACTGCATCTGTGCCGTCAGCCTGTCGACTGATACTGTCTCGCCCGGAGCAAGTTTGAGTCCGGCGTCGGCGATTATGACAATACCTGCCCGGACGTTCTTAACCTTAGTCACGTCAGCCCTCCTTACGGCAGTATCCTGATCTTGGCGAGAATCTCGGGCCGGGTGACGCCCTGCCCAAGTTCCGTCCAGACGAGCCAGCCCGTCTTGAACCGGGTCTTCTGCTCGATGGACTCGGTCTTGAGTGACTCGCGAATCGGCATCTTGCCGATCTCATCGTCCGGCACCAACAGAATCTCAGTCATGCTGGCGGAAGCCGTAAGCAGAATGCCGCCGGTGCCGTAGTTCTTGATGACACCTTTGGTTCTGAGTTCCGCCCGGGTCTCCGGGTCGAGATCCCAGTCGCGCATATCATTGAACCGCCGCCCACGCATCACGATGTACTTGACCGACAGCTCCAAGTCCTCGATGATCGAGATCGCCTCGTTCAGAGCATCGTCCGTGAGCTTGCCGCCCGTGACCTCGATTGTGTTCGCGGCCGGCACAGCCGCCGAAAGGACGGTGAGTGTTCTCTTGTCTATCTCCTTGCGAATCTCGTCCGCCGAGGATGTCTGGATGTCCATCAGGGTGCCGATGTTGCCGTTCTTCAGCACCGATACGTCCACCATCGGTGTGGAGTGGATTCGGTTGGTGGGGAACTCGACCTCATCCTGACCGAGTTCCTGTTCTCGCGCCTCACCCTCGGTGCTTATCCAGTAAGCCTTGACCTTGGGTTTCTTCTGGTAGATGGGCCGCTCGCCTTTCGGCAGCGTGTGCTGCGTGAGAAGAAGCGACGTTATCTCCTTGCGCTTGATCTCCTGCTCGATTGGATCGGCGATTGCCGCCGCAAGCGCGCGCATGCCCTCTGGAGACTCCAGAGCCTCGGTCATGAGCCGGGCCATGGTCTCCATGTATTCTTGGCTGTGAATGTTGAGCTGGGTTGCTTCCAATTGTCCCTCCCGTCCTTAGATGAGCAGGCGGAACTTCAGCGTCCCGCTCGATACTGAGATAGCCCTGGCGACCACCTCGTCGCCCTCCTCGACACCCGCTGTGAGCTTGCCATTTGCGGAGACCTTGAGATCGTCACCGGCGTTGATTGTGCCCTCGTAGACGTCGGTCTCGTAGACGCCGCCCATGCAGAAGATGCCGGGCATATCGCCTGCCTTGTAGTCCTTGATGAGCACGCCGAAGCTCTTGTCCTGCGAGTCGGTGTTCACGGCGAAGAGATCATTGCCGACCAGCTTCACGAACTGACCACATGAGCCCGCGCCCTGCATGTATCCGTCGCCGTAGGCCAGCCCGCGATGATTGGGGTTCAGAAATGCCACGTTGTGCCTCCTTAGTTGCTCTTGCCCGCGCCAGCGAGACCTACTCGCTCACGGTAGGCAGTCATGAATCCGTCGCGAAGCTTGTCCTCGAGAGAGAGCTTCTTGTCATCGACATCGGCGGGTCGCACGTCCGCGTGCGAGCGCATCTGTCGGTCCGTCGAAGCGGAAGCAGAATTCTCCCTATCACCGGCCTCCTTGTCCCCGTCCTGCTTCCCGGCATTCGGGCACTCGGACTTTGACTGGATGGCCTTGTCATAGGCAGCCTCGGTCGCGGCGAACGCATCGTCCGAAAGCCCGGCAAGACGGTTCAGTTCTTGGTCCTTGTCCTCGTCAGAGGCAAAGGACATTCCCGCCTTCTCCAGCTTCCTCAGAAGCTTCTGCGCACGTGCCTTGTTCGCAGCGGCTTTGCTTGTCGCCTCGAGTTCTTGGACCTGCTTCTGAAGCTCCAGAACCTGGTTCTTGAGGTCCTTGTTCTCCGCTTCAAGCTCCTTCACCCGGGTTTTGTCGTCGACCGGGGGAGCGGCCCCACCACCGGGGGCTTCTTTCTTCTTTGCAGCTTCTTCACGCTGCTCGTCGGTCTCGTGTTCGTTCTTAACGTCTTCCAATGAGGTGCCTCCTGAGTTTGTATCTTCTGCCTGCCCCGTCTTGTCCGAGGCGACCTGAGTTATCCGCGCGTTATCGTCGGCTCCTTTGCGGTCCAGAAGCCCAAGGCCGGTGAATGTGACGCCGTGCAGTATCTCGAACACCGGCTTGCCCTGATACTCAGCGCCCTTGGACTTTCTGAGATGCACGCAGTAGTCGTTCTTGTTGCTCACGGTCTTCCCGCAGATCGAGCACTCCCCGGACTCATAGTCACACTCCATCGAGACCTGGGAAATGATGCCCTTCTTCATGAGCTTGTAGGCGAGCGCGGCGGTTGGGGCTTCCGCCGCATAAAGCTCGCCTACGCACTCGACGCGCCCACCGGTCTCGTCCTCGACAAACTCGGCCGCGACTATGCCGCCCACGATGTCCGTGAGTTCCTGGGAGTGTTTGAGGTCGATCTTCCTGTTTATGGCCGTGGTGTAGCGTGCGGCGAGTTCGTCCGGGGTGAAGTGGTCGCCGTTCTTGTTCGTGCCAGCGCGACACATGATGAAGCTGAATTGTGGATCGCCAGCGTTGGGGTTGAGGTCAATCGCCTCGGACGAGAGTCCGTCCTTGTTGTTCAGACTCACTTCCACGGGGATAGCAGTGTGGCAGTTTGAGACACCAGCCGAAGCGATTGACCTGGGAGCCTGCCTGGAACTGGACGCCACGAATAGAAGCTCGCGCCCGTTCTTGCCCTCACCCCCCTTGCCGAGGACGATGCCATACTCGACATCCATGCCCTTGACTCGAACCTGACCGAAACGCTCCGCGAAGATATCGCGGATCTCCTTTTCGGTCGGGAACGCGTGGTCCCGGTAGGACATGATCACAGTCTTGTACTTGCCCCGCGCCTCCGAAGCCAGGTTCTCGATAAGAGCGCGGATGCTCTCACGGTCGAAGTGAGTCCGCGACTTGTAGCTGCGCCGGTTGTCGTCGAGAAGCTCTTTGTCCGCCCAGCGGTTCATCAAGCCCTCAACGAAGTGCAACGAATACTCGTAGTCGTTGTTCGAGAACTCAGTAATGTATGGCGGGTCAAGATACAGCACGTCCGCGCCGTACTTCCGCACAGACTCTACCGCGTCGCCATGGAAAGCTTTGCACTCCTGGCCGTTGTCGAAGACCAGCCGGTTAAGCTGGTTCGCGTATCTCTTGAAGC